AAAAATACATAGAAAGAGTTGAGCGTGCAATTGATCATGGTCTTGATCAAGAACGCTGGCTAAAGCGAGAGATTTCGACTCTACGCACTAAACTTGATCAGCAAGTATTCAATATCAATGGAATGTCAACTCCAGAGATTCGAATTCTATTGAATGAGTTGGTTCAAGAAGATACTAGATATCTCGAGATTGGAATACATCGCGGCTCAACTTTTGTTTCTGCTCTATACAAAAACAAATATCAAAGCGCAACGGCTATCGATCATTTCGGTGGACCGATGTATGGCGATGATATCATACATCAGTTTCTAAAGAATTGTAAGACTAATAGTGTGAATGATTTCACATTGATTCGAAATGATTCTTTTAAACTTACATCAGAACAAAAGTCTGGAATTCGAGACATTAATTTTTACTTTTATGATGGTGGTCATTCCGCGAACGATCATGAACTTGCATTAACATATTACTATGATAATTTGACAAATGTATTCATCTTCATTGTTGATGATTGGGTTCACGGTCCTGCGAAAGAAGGAACCCTAAAGGCTATCGAAAAATTAAATCTTAAAGTCCATAAAAAGTGGGAAATCGGAAAGCCTCAGCGAGAAACAAATACTCCAGGGTTAACATGGCACAACGGTTTATACCTAGCAGTTTGTGAGAAATAATAATGCATATAAGACATAAAATACACGGAACTAATGATCCATATGAAAATTTGGATCTTTTGCCAGAAGATCTGCAGGGGTGGGGAAGTGATGCACCTGTATTTTTAGAAGTTATCGAAAAAATAAAACCAAAAACAATCATTGAGGTTGGTTCTTGGAAAGGTAGATCTGCAGTTCATATGACTCAACTTGCACTCTTGCTTTGTGATGCGAAAGAACTAGAAGTCGTCTGTGTTGATACATGGTTGGGTTCAGTTGAACATTGGACTGATAATGGTAATGTAGGTTTCAAGAACTTTATGCGTAATGGTCGCTCAAGATTATATGAGCAGTTCTTGTCAAATGTAATTCATAAAAAATTACAAAATAACATTACTCCATTTCCAATTGATTCAATCAATGCTTATGAAGTCTGTGCGAAGTTGGGTATTGTTGCAGACTTGATTTATATTGATGCTGGACATGATTACCACTCTGTTCGTAATGACCTGATCAATTGGTCAAAGATTTTGCGACCAGGTGGCTATCTGATTGGTGATGATTGGTTTCATCAGCCAATTAAAAATGCGGCTTATGATGTTTTTGGTGAAGATAAAGTAATCCCTTACGGTGAGGATAAGTTTGTATGGATCAAGTGATAAAACCTTGCATTGCATCGATATTCATGAAGAACATCGATCCTAAAATTGTACAACTACAGCAAGAAGTTGTAAAGAAGTATAACAAGTCAAACATTCCACATTATCCTGTATTGAGCGAAGCTCCTCCTGGATATACAATGGATAAGTTGGTTACTATGTTAGAAGCAAAAGAACATAATGTAATCATGTTTTTAGACATCGACTGCGTGCCATTAAATGATAATGCGCTTGATTATTTCTTCGACAAAGCATATAATGGTTGGGTGATTGGCGATGCTCAGCGAAGCAATCATATTCAAAATGATCAGCATGTTTTTGCTGCCCCGCATAATGTAACATTCTCTGTTGAGACTTATCGCAAACTTGGTAGTCCATCATTTATGTCAAACTATCGCGGTGATGTTGCAGAAGAGTTGACTTTTAAAGCCAGAGAGAGTAATATTCCTATTGAGATCATTATGCCGCTACGCTATGATGCTCCACCAATTCGTATGGATTGGGAACCAAAAGATGCACCACCGTATTGGGATCTTGCTGATGGCATGCCGAAATATGGCATTGGTACAACGTTTGGTACAGAAGGAAATGAGATGTTCTGGCATATGTACCAAAGTTTTCATCCAGGACAAAATGAACGATTTACAAGAAAATGTGAGGAATTATTAAATGGCTAATCGTAGTGACTTTTTTAACGCTAAACTTCCACGACAATACAAGAGAATTCTTGCAATGTCTGAGGCATATGGTTGGATTAACGATTCACATGAGCGTGGTGATTTTAAACGATCGATGATTGCTGCTCATACAAACCATGTTGCTTTCAAGATCAAGCGTCAGTCTATGGATAATGCTAACAGCAGTGAAGAATAATGCATTCTTTATCAGAACTCCGTGACTTGCTAGTATCTAAACAGATACAGATACTAGATTATAATGGTTGGCAACTTAGAGTCGGTGATGACACATGGGTTATGATACACGATGTTCTTTATTTAAATGGTGAAAAACAAAATCATAAGCAAAAAGGTTTATTTGACAAATACAAGAAGGTGAACACAAATGACAATCAAAGCACTCAAACTCGTAAGTGGCGAGGAATTAGTAGTAGAAATTACCGAGGAGACACCGACGGAATTGACCTTTAAGAATCCTGTCGCCTGTGTAATGCAGCGTAGGCAAGAAGGTCCAGTTCTTGGTTTTATGCCTTGGATGCAAGCAAGCAATGGACCATTTAAGGTTAATGTTGACAAAATTGTCACCGTTGCTGATGTTGCGGATGAAGTGAAAAGCGGGTATAATCAAATCTTCGGGGCAGGAATTGTAGTGCCTCCAAAAGATTTAATCTTGGGTTGATATGTCCGATTTTTATACTAATGTCAGCGTCTCTGGTCGATTTATTCTTCTGAGAGGCGTTGAAAATGATAAGAGGGTCAGACGGAAGGTTGAATTCCGTCCGACCTTTTTTCTTTCCAGTCAAGAGAAGTCTGAGTACAAAACTCTTGATGGTGATTATGTAAAGACAATCCAACCTGGAACAATTCCAGAGTGTCGTGAATTCTTAGAGAGGTACAAGGGTGTCGACAATTTTCCTGTTTTTGGGAATAATCGCTATGAGTATGCTTATATTGCTGATGAGTATCCTGACGATATTCTTTGGGATGTCAGTAAAATACTTATTGCCTATCTTGATATCGAAGTTGGATCCGAGAACGGATTTCCTGAACCAAGAGATGCAAACGAAGCAATCACAGCAATCAGCATCAAAGTCAAAGATAATTATTTTGTGTTTGGTTGCGGCGATTATGTCAAGCATCGTGACGACGTGCACTATGCAAAATGCCGCGATGAGTCAGATCTCATACGAAGATTCCTTGACCTATGGAGCCGATGGCACCCTGATGTAGTCACTGGTTGGAATGTCGAGCAATTCGATATTCCGTATCTTGCTAATCGTATCATCAAGGTTCTTGGTGAGGATGAAGCCAAAAAACTCTCGCCGTGGAATCGTATCAGTAAACGCGAAACGACGATGATGAATCGTCCAGTAGAGTTCTATGATATTTCTGGAGTTGCTATTTTAGATTACATTCAACTTTATCGCAAGTTTACTTATACACAGCAAGAATCGTATCGTCTTGATAGCATTGCTCATGTTGAGTTGGGTGAAAAGAAGTTAGATTATTCTGAGTTCGAAACTCTACATCAACTCTACAAACACGACTATCAGAAATTCATTGAGTATAACATCAAGGATGTCGAACTTGTTGAGAAACTCGAAGACAAGATGAAGTTGATTGAACTTGCGTTGACTCTTGCATATGATAACAAGGTCAACTATGATGATGTGTTCACACAGGTTCGTATGTGGGACGCGATTATCTACAACTATCTTCTACGAAAGAAAATTGTGATTCCTCAACTTTCTCATAGCACAAAGAGTTCGCAATACGAAGGCGCATATGTAAAAGATCCCATTTGTGGTATGCACGAATGGGTTGCGTCGTTTGACTTGAACAGTCTGTATCCGCACTTGATCATGCAGTATAACATCTCAATGGAAACTTTTATTGAGCCGAAGTCATATACTGATAATATGCGCGGGTTTATCAGCAACTGTAATATTAATGTGGATAATCTACTCAATCAACAAGTTGATACGAGCATCCTAAAAGATCTTGGTGTTACCGTAACGCCGAATGGTCAGTTGTTTCGCATTCAAGAACAAGGTGTGCTTCCTGAGATTATGGATAGCATGTACAAAGACCGCAAACGATATAAGAAATTGGCACTTGAAGCCAAGAAAAAGATCGAAACTGTTCTTGAAGATAAGAATCAAGTGACATATCTCGAGAAACAAGTTGCTCGATATAATAATCTACAGTCGGCAAAGAAGGTTACTCTAAACTCTGCTTACGGTGCACTTGGTAATCAATACTTCCGCTTCTTTGATACTCGTATCGCCGAAGGCATTACAACGGCAGGTCAGTTGTCTATTCGTTGGATTGAAAAGAAGATTAATCAATACATGAATAATCTGCTCAAAACTGATGATGTAGATTATGTCATCGCTTCTGATACTGATTCAATCTATTTGAACATGGGTCCGCTGGTCAAGAAACTTTATCCTGATACTTCTGACACCCAGAAAGTCATCAAGTTTATGGATAAGGTTTGCGATGATAAGATCCAGCCGTTCATTGATGCGTCGTATGAAGAATTGAAAGAATATGTCAATGCGTTTCAACAGCGCATGGAAATGAAGCGCGAGTCTTTGGCTGACAAAGCAATCTGGGTTGCTAAGAAAAACTATATTCTCAATGTCTACAATAGCGAAGGTGTGGCGTATGCCAAACCGAAACTCAAGATGATGGGCATCTCGGCAATTCGTTCGTCTACTCCATCTGCTTGTCGCGCAAAGATTAAAGAGGCAATCAATATTGTCATAACACAAACTGAAGATGATTTGCATAAATTTATCGAAAAGTTTCGCAGTGAGTTTAAGCAACTCTCTGTTGAAGATATTGCATTCCCAAGATCCGTTAATGGATTGAAAGAGTATGCTGATGCTGCGCATATCTTCAAGAAAGGCACACCGATCCATGTCAAGGGTGCATTGGTGTACAATCATTTGTTGCGAGAAATGAATCTTACCAAACGATATCAGGAAATCAAGGAAGGCGAAAAGATCAAGTTTGTCTATCTAAAACAACCAAACATTTACAATAATAACACTCTTGCATTCTTGTCTGGTATTCCCAAGCAGTTGGATGCTGAGCAATATATTGATTACGATCTTCAGTTCGAGAAATCATTTCTTGAACCGCTAGATATTATTCTTTCTTCGATTAATTGGAAATCTGAAAAGGTTGAATCGCTAGATAGTTTCTTCTCATGATTAGTATTGTAATGCCCACTTTATGGAAAGGCGAATTCTATAAAAAGATGCTCCCGATCTTGTCTGCTCATGAGTTGGTGGGCGAGATTATAATTATTGACAACAGTCCCGATAATGT